GAGTTGAGTTTTTCCTTCTTGGCTTTGAGAAGAGCGTCCGCGATCTTGACCTCGTAGTGGGTGTCGCTTAGTTTGTAGTCGGCCCACGACTCGCGTTCTTTGATAGATCCGTTAGCGGAAAGGTACTCGTGAGCCCATGCTGACTTGTAGCGAGCGTCCTTCTTTGCTTGATCTACGGCTAAAACTTCAAAGGCTTCGGTGTGGTCTTCCAGTTCATCGACAAGCCTGATGATGTTGTCGTCTATGTCAAGGGGGCTAATAGGTGATGTTCTCACACAAGTCCTTCCTTCTCGGCTATGGAGCGTAACCGATCGGCTTCTTCATCCCAATCAAATTTGTCAATCGAAAGTCGCTTCTGTCTCAATGTATCATATTTGGATTCGCCGATTCTTTTCAACGTGAATTCTCCGAATTCAACAGGGTTGTCTGTGAAATATCTGTGACAGGACGCGCATAAACAAAATGCGTTGTCTAGGTCGGTTCTAGTCCAAGAATATTTTCTACTGATAATATGGGCACACTGGAGAACGTGCGTGGAGCCGCAATGCTCGCACCTGCCTCGCGATCTAACTATTAGGGCGTGTAATTTTGTGGCCCGGCCCTTTGCGCCCTTTCCATAGATATTGCTCATCAAGCGATGCTTTCTAAGATTTTCTCCAATCTTAGCGCACCAACCCTGACATCAAGAGACCGAACCGCTTTCAGGTTTGAAATGGCCTCCGACTGTCTTGTCTCCAATTTAGACAGACTTTTTATATGCCCAATCCAATCCGCTGGTTTACTGGCAAAGCGACCAACGCCAAATTCTTGTCGCAGTCTTCCATACTCTGGGGACTTGGAAGCGATAAATGGAATTCCAGCGGCAATGTACTCTAAGGGCTTAATCCACGACTTGGCGTGATTAAATGGAATGTCGTTCAGAGGGGCGATCCCTACATCAAAATGTAGAACTTTGGGAATCTTGGTAGGGCTGACCATTGGAAAAATGGTGACCCTTTCTTGAGGAACACCCACTTCATCCCAAAATGCTGGCATGGTGGAAGAATATCCCGTGTGGTGAAAAGAAAAACTTGCTTCATCAAGGCGTGGGAAAACGTCACGCATGACATCCAAGTCGCCACTGCGATGGGCAGTTGATCCATGCCATCCGATAACAATCGGACCTTCATTATGTACTCGGGGCTTGAAGATTTTGAAGTCCACGCAGTTCTCATGGATAACAACATTCTTTATATCGAAACGACTTCTCATTTTTTCTGCAAGAAACTCAGTGGATACAACCACCAGATCAGATGCTCTGAGGGCGTCTCTATAATAAAAAATGTTTTCCTTTTTATTAGTTTTCATATCCACTATATTCTTGGCAAAGTGTTTATCGTGAAGACCCCAATACCAGTCGTCTAAATCGTTTACAATAATTTGGCCTTGTGCCCGGGCTTTGCGTATGTTCTCTGGAATATCGGATAACATCCAGCGCTGCATGTAGATAATGTCGCAGTCAAGGTGGTGTTCACCGTGAACGTCCGTTACACCAAATGTCTCTGAGTCGTTGGAGTAAACGAGGGTTCCAAGCACATGGTCTATCGTCAGAAACTGCGAATACTGCCCCAGTCGAATCCAACCAGATCCCCCCATCGAAGGAGTTCCAGTGTCCTCTACGACAGAGATTGACCAGTCTGCTGTGGCGAAACCAACTTTCATTATACCCAGTGCTCAAGTTTGGATTTAAGACCGATGAATGCCCATCGACCTTCGATCGATTGCCATAGCGCCTTATCTATCGGCGTGGGTTCAAAGTCATATTCCCCCATCAGGGACTTATGTTCGAGGATGGCTCTACTCAGAAAATCGGCCAATTTGAGATCTGGGTCTTGAGCGTCTTCGCTCAAGGCGATCATTCTCTCCGCTTCAGATAGTCGCTGGTTGACGTAGAAACGAAACCGACTGATCTTTGTTTGCCTTTCATCAGATACAATTTTGTGATCGGTGATCATGTGGCTCGGCAGGTTTTCTGTTGCCGTGGTTTCATCTTTATGAATTTCTTCTATCTGCTCATCCAAATTATTAATCAGTCTCAACAGAGATTCTCTCCATTTTTCCTGATTGGAGGGCAGACGTAGGTAGTCGGCCTTCTCTGGTGTAATCATGTTTTTAACATCTTCTGAAACTAACCTATCAAATTCTTGTACATCCATAATGTCTCTTCTCGTTATGCCCACGCTGGACAGATTGGCTTATATGCGCACCATCCACAAAGTGGTCCAGTTTTGGTTGGAAATATTCCAGTTTCACATCCGGCTTGGACCCCAGTCCAAGTTTGGTCAATGATCTTTAGTACGGTCTTGCGTCGCTCTGGTGTTGGATCGTATCTCTTAACTTCCTTAAATTTAACGTACATGATTTCAGCATTATTGACTTCTATATCGTGTAGCCGTTCGAGCATTTCCGCATACAGAACGATTTGAAATATTTTATCACCTTCATATTTTGGTTTAGAAACTTTACCGCTCTTGTAATCGGTGACGGTTACTGATCCGTCTGTTTCCTCAGTCCAACGATCGATAAAACCCAAAAGGGGCACATCGTCGATCGAAGCAGAAAACTTGTCCTCTACTCCACGAATTTTTACATCCGGGGGGCGCTCCATCTCAAAAACATTTTCGATGCACCACCACGCCCGCCAACGAAAGTCGTTGATGTCTTTAATTTTTACGGTAGAGGTTTCTTCAATGAATTTATCTTCCCAGAGTTCCCGGGCAATCTTTCTTGCTTCTGCAATCGTTCTTTGTTCTGGATCGAGCCTATATAAACTTTCCAAAATTTCGTGGACAAAGGTTCCCAGAATCATCGCCTCTGTTGTCGGTTCTGGAATTTTGTCTATTCGAGAAAACCTGAATCGAAGAGGACATTGTTCATAAGTACTGATACTAGAAGCGGATAAATGGGTGGGCGCCTCTAGGGCGCTCATGCCAGATAGCCGTGAGTCAGACTAAAGCCGGGACAAGCGGTTACATCAATTGGCTCAATAGTTTTAACGACCTTGAACATTTCGGCTCCAGCGTTCGCAATATTTTTTATAGCAGTTTGCGTTTCTTGTTCTGGACTTTTGTCAACAATTCCATCTGGGGAGTTCCGAATCGTAGCGTCACAAATCTCTGGCCGAAGATCAAGGGTGAGAGTGAGAATTCCATCCTTGAGGGCAATCTCGCAATCGGAGATCATGGCAAAATCCTGATAGTCAAGTTGCTGTTGCTTCAACCATGCGAGACGTATCGCCCCTTCAAGCGGCGGCATCCCCCCACTTTTAACGGCTTTGGCCCGCTCTTTAAACCGTTGGAGCATCGCTTCCGTGTCCAGCGTGTCCATTGTTACTCCTTGTTGATTAATAAGTTTCTGTTTCGACAGGTTCAGCATCAAATTTCAACCTGATGACCTCAACCTGACATTTCTCAAAGTCGCTAGACTGCATAGATCGATTGGGTTTGGTTTCGGCAAATCCCTGTTCCTTGAACCAGCCACGGAATTGATCTTTTTGGATATCATTTAACGACCGGAAATTTTCGGTAAAGACTTGCCAGTGTTCACCCTCCACCGGATAGGACTCTTCAACCTCCAACATCAAGGCGTCTTCACTTCTGGCTAGGTGAAGAGCAATGCCAAATCCTTGACATGCTTTTTTGAACGCGTCTGATGTCGCAATTTTGAAATCGTTTCCTAAGTCCATGACGGTTTCACCATCTTTGAGACGCTTGATTTTGGTGCCACCGTAGGCTTCTTTGGTTGCCGTGCTACCGTCCACATTAGCAGTCACTCGAACATGGGAGATAATAAAGTCTTTGTATTCGGGCTGAACGTGACACTTGAGGACTTCATAGTTCCAGTTGGACGTACCAAGCACATTGTTGAGTCGCGCAATATATTCGGCTACAGCGACATAATCAAAGTTGCGTCCGCCAAGAGAGCGCTGATAGATGAGGGTTTCATCGAATGGCTCTGCCAGTTGGTCGGCTTGTGTTTTATCAGACATCTTTACTCCTATAGATAAGGTTGGTTAGTGGTTCCCCAACGTCGCAGAAATTGTCTGGATCGATTCCCAGTTCGCGCAGAGCGCCGACTCTCCAATAAGAAGGTGCGGCATAAAGGAGGAGTTCCTCAATTTGCTCCTGAGTGGATTTGATGACCTCTCCGGTGTCCATGTCGATACTACGTTCATGGATTCGTTTTGCAACCGTCGCGGCGAGTTCTCTGTGGTCCCATTTTTTGCGTGGCTGGCCTGTCTTGGTTTCTAATGAAAATAGGTCTGTCTGATATGGGGATTGGTCCCAATCCGATTTCAACAGGATTTCTTCAGTCTCTTTCAAAATCGAGGTGATCCTTTTTTTGGCTCCGTTGAGGATGAATCCCAAATGGATCAAACGAATGGTTTGTTCGGAGTCGTCAGCCGAACGCTCCCGGTAAACAGCCGTGTCCAAGCGTTCGAGAATATCGTCTAAGTCATCCAGCAGGCTCATGGTCCTCCTCTGCTATTAATAGGTACTGGGTCGAGGATATCAGGGGGGCCGCCAAATTGCAAGGGGTCGGCGGCCATTTCGAAAATGGGCAAAAATAGTTCCTTATTATTATATAAAGTTTTATAGATTTTATTGTTATTGATAAAGCAAACGATTACTCTGGGAGCATGAGGGCTAGAGTTTTTGGCCCTCCAAATGGAGAACCAAAATTACTCCGGTCACAATCGGACTGTCGTAATGGCACCTTGCGCTTTGAACAGAAGCGGTCGGTCAGCGGGCATCCACACTTCGTCCGATTTCGTTCTGGTATTGGTGCTGGTCGCTGCCGGATTCCACCACGAAGTGCAGGTCAGTGCCCTACCACAGGGCATAGGTATCCCTGCCCCTCTGACGGGCGAACGACGCTGGTTGGGCGACGCCGGTCATGGACCGGAGGGCGCACCCTACAACGCGCGTGATGGGCAGTCAAGGATCACACGATGATTTGGATTATTCCGCGTTGGTTGCGCCCCAAACCGGCGGCCTCGGTGAAGCATCCGGCGGTGGCATCCACTTGGTCGTCATGCCACGAGGATTCGGGGAACGTGGACATTTCGTCAAGGTAGTCTGTGATCCACGGGCCGCGCACGAGTCGGACGTTGCCGTTGGCGAGGGCGGCGGCGAATGGCTTGGCGCGGGTGACCTTGTCTCCGGTGGATCTGATTCCAAGAAAATTACACCCGGGTAAAACGTAGCGTGCGTATTGATCGACGAGGTTTTTGCCGCTGCTGCCCGGCTCCTGTTCCATCCTGATGGCGACATGGGCTCCATCGACTTGGGCCGTTTCGGAAATGAGGCGCTCAACCTCGTCGCCCTTGCCTCGGATCCTTTGTACGTCGATGACGTAGAATACCCCTTGGTCGAACACTCCGAGGACGCCTACCGTCCAGTCGGGGTCGGGGGTGACATGGGATGGTTCAGTGGATGCAAGGTCCCAGAATCTGATGTATTCGGGCTGTTTGAAATCAGGCAGATCGGTGGGTTCGATGACGATGAAGGATTCTCTATCGAAGAGGCTGCCGGTGGACACTGCCCACCAGTCGCCGTTTTCCAATCGCTGCCGTTCGAGGGGGTCGATTTCTTGAAGGGCACGGCGGTATGACTCGGGGTCGATGCCGGGGTTGTCGTCTAGGAAACTGGGAACGAAGATGCGTCCGTTGTCGGAACCCTCAACGATGAATCGTTGTCGAACCCAGTTGGGGGCGGGGTTGGAGGCGGCTCTCATCCGAAGAGGCGTTTGGGAGAGGGGTCCGCTGTTTGGTTTACGCAGACGACTGAACATGTAACGGTAGTCAAATTCTCGAAGTTCGGTGACTTCGTCCATGCCTATGAATTGGAACTCACTGGATTTATAGCGTAGGTAGTCGTTTTGGTTGTTGAGGTAACCGAAAGTAACTCTTGCGCTAGATGGAAATGTTGCTACATAGGTGGAGCCATTCCAGTGGATGTCGTCGTATTCTTTTACCCAAGAAAGAAAACGATCCATCAATGCGCCGGGAAGGGCGAGGTCGGCATAGGTGCGCCTGAATAAGATTGCGGAATAATTGGGGACATCAACATATTGGAGAGCGGCCATGAGTAGGGCTGAACTTTTTCCACCACCGGCGGCTCCGCCGAAAAGTGCTTCTAGGGCAGAAGAGCGTAGAAATGTTTTTTGGGTTAGTGATGGTTTTTCCGGGCAATAGACGGGAGGTTTAGGCTGGAGGAACTCATAGATGTCTGCCCAGTCTTTCATGATGTTGTACACTGCGAGTAATCGTGTGCCTGACAGTGACAGGATGTAGATGTGTTTAACCTTGGAAGACTATTTAACCGTTCGAACATTGCTCACCTCTGTATGACTGTTTCTATAATACTATTAGGGATAGGTTTAGGCAAATTTCATCTGGGTGCAGGCTTGGCCGGTTTCGGCTTGGCTCTGGGCGCTTACGGCTATCTTTTGGGTGCTGAATAAATATGGCATGGAACTCCAGTGATAAAGCAATTCGGGCTACCGATAAGAAGTCTATCTCGATGGGTGCCCCCGTGGCATACAATGCTGGGCTGGTTGGTAAAGCCTATACGGATGGTTGGGATATTGAGAGGGCCTATAGGGAGGGTCTGGCTAAGGTTACTTGGGTATATCGTGCCATTGACGCCATCTCCAGCAATCAGGCAAGGCTGCCGATTGCTTTCTTGAGAGATAACTCACCGTTTGGTGAAAAGGTTCCGATTGAAGAGCAGGACAAAGAATTAACTACCCTTTTAAACCAGCAGTCCAATATAGGTGAAAGTGCTTTTGCTTTTCGATATCGGGTTTCGTCTCAGTTGCTTATGAGCACCCGCGGGGTGTTCATCGAAATCGTTCGAGCGAGAGGCGGACAGGCATCAGCGCTGCATATTTTGCCCCCCCAGAATACTGCCCCGATTCCAGATGAAAAAAAGTTTGTGGCGGCATTCGAGGTTGAACTTCCAAACGGCAAGAAGCAAAGATTGAATCCCAAGAATGTGATTTGGATTCGCCGACCCCACCCGCTGGATCCATACTTGTCGATGACTCCGATGGAGGCGGCGGGCGTTGCGATAGAAACCGAAACATTAGCAAAGTTGTATAACAGGAACTTTCTGTTGAATGACGGCCGCCCCGGCGGCCTGCTGGTGTTGCGTGGACAAATCAACGACGACGACAAGCAGGAGTTACAGGCGAGATTTCGAGGGAACTTGTCTCGGTCGGGGGGGATAGGAGTCATATCGTCCGATGATGGTGCTGACTTTATGGACACTGCGGCGAGTCCCCGGGAAGCGGCCTACGAGCAGTTGAGGCAGGTGACTAAGGAAGAGATTTTGGCCTCATTTGGTGTTCCTGAGTCCGTGATCGGAAACGCATCAGGTCGAACGTTTTCGAATGCCGCGGAAGAGGGAAAAGTGTTTTGGTCCGAAACAATGAATCCGCACTTGGAACTTTTGTCTCGTGGCTTGGACATATTGGATGAGAAGTTTTATGTAACGTTTGATACCACATCTGTTCCGGTGCTTGAACTGGCAAAACAAGAGAAGGAGCGCCACTATTTGCAAGAAGCGCAAATGGGAATGATTACTCCAAATGAGTATCGGGAGATTACTGGCAGGGAAAAGGTTGACGCATTTTTGGCTGATTCCATGTTGACGAGTCCGAACTTGGCACCCATTGGAAATACCGAGGAGCCAATGCCAAAGGAAGAGGCCATGCCGCCGGGTGGGATGCCTCCGGGTGGGATGCCGCCGGAAATGATGGCGGGA